CTGGCGGCGAAGTCACGCTTGATCCCGAAAAAAGCGATCTGAACAAAGACGGTCGTTTGAGCAAGTATGAGCGTGCTCGCGGCACTGCGATAGCGAAAAGCATGGCNAAAAAAATGAGTGGNGGCGGATCAGTGATGATACAAGCCAGAGGATTTGGTCGCGTNTTGCCCAGCAAACAAAAGAAGACGAGAGTGCCCCGTGGCTAAGCCAAAAGGCGGTTTGACCGAGTGGTTCGGCAAAGGCAGCAAGGGTAACTGGGTCGATATTGGTGCGCCGAAAAAAGGCGGTGGCTTCGAGAAATGTGGAAGATCGAAGTTAGAAAAAGACCGTAAACGAAAATACCCTAAGTGTGTACCAGCAGCGACTGCCGCGAGGATGTCAAAAGGCGAAATCAAGTCGGCAGTCACTCGCAAGCGGTCCAAGAAACAGGGCGTAGGTGGCAAGCCTACGAACGTCAAAACCTTCGCTGCAAGAGGCGGAGCTATCTCTATACAAGCGCGTGGTTGCGGTGCGATCATGCCATCCAAGCAGAAACAAACACGAGTACCACGATCTTAGGAGGAACCAACATGGCAGGACATAAGCCAAAAGGCATGAAAGCTAAAGGAATGACAAAAGGTGGCGCGATGAAGGCCAAGGCGATGATGCGCGGCGGTGCTATGCGCACCAAAGGCGGAATGATGGGCGGCAAAAAAGCCATGGAGAAGCCCGGCGGGATGAAGAATGGCGGCACAGCTAAGAAAGGCGGCACGATGAAAACGAAAAGCTACGCAAAAGGCGGAGCTACGAAGGCAAAAGGTGCAGCCAAAGGCGGGATGAGGAAGCCGTCAAACAAAAATAGCGGGTTGTACGGTCGATAGGGGTGGCGTACCTCCAAAGTAACATCCCACACTTTAAGGCGTGGGTGAGAAAGGAGTACACGCACAATCACGAGAAATACCACGGCGATTTTGTTCACGCCATGGTTATTGCTGTTACCACGATGCCGACGAGATGTCTAAGTTTTCAGGTGATTTTTACAGGCGCAGAAACCTACGACGACGACGATGAGCCTAACGTGTTAGGTGGCGCGATGTGGGCTAGGATGCCGATTACCGCTCTAGTCGGCGATACGCCATTTGACGAGTGGCCAGAGCCTATGCCTGTCTGGGCTTGTCAGCCTTGGGATTGCTCTAGTCACAATCACGCGGTATACGTTTTGGATCGTGCTACACCGTGTCCTTGGTTAGCCAAGATAGACGGCGAGTTTTACCCTGCCAAATACTATTTCACTGTCGATTATGCTGAAAACGAAATAGCAGACGATCCGGCTCAGCACAAGCAAAGCCATGTTTTAGAATTGCTTGACGCCGGGCCGTGGACAGGCAATATCGTTGCCCTTCCAAATAATCGGGTGCGAGTGACACACCCCGCTTGGTTCGAGGCAGGAGAGGGCGCTCCTGACTTCAAGCCGAGTCAGCATATTCATTACAGCAAATCCGATTTAGACTACACTCTGGACGTGAATCAGGTTTTCGACAACTTATACGCGGAGACGAAAAGTGGCGGTAAGCGGAAGTAAAGATTTTGAATTAGATGTCGCGGACTATGTCGAAGAGGCATTTGAGCGGTGTGGTTTAGAGCTTCGCACAGGTTACGATCTGAAAAGCGCCACGCGCTCGCTGAATTTAATGCTCGCAGAATGGTCAAACCGTGGCTTGAATCAATGGACGGTCAACCAAAAGACCATCACTATGGTAAAAGACACGACCGAGTACACAATTGACTCAACCAATCCCACTGCGACAATTGACGTGCTCGATGTGTTTGTTCGAGAGACGTTAGGCGGTCAGGTTACTGACATTCCGTTGAGTCGGATGTCCAGAGCCGAATACGCCCATGTTTCTACGAAAAGCACAACCGGCAAGCCCAACCAATTTTTGATACAGAAAAAACTGTCACCTTCTGTAACAGTTTGGCCAGCGCCTGACAAAAACAGTGCGTATGTATTGCACCTAAACGTGCTGAGCCGCATGGATGACGCAGATGTTGGTGCCAACACTCTCGAAGTGCCATTCCGGTTTTTCCCTTGTTTAGCAGCGGGATTGGCCTACTACATGGCCCTCAAGCGAGCGCCAGAAAAGGTGCAAATGCTGAAAGCGATGTACGAGGAAGAGTTCACTCGCGCGCTTTCGCAAGACGAAGAACGTGCGAGTTTTAGAGTCGCGCCTGATCTACGCAACTACAACATCGCGTAGTCATGGCTTTTGCAAGCAACAAGCGCGCGTATGGGATCTGTGACATCACAGGCTTTCGATATCGCTTGAAGGACATGAAAAAGACTTGGAATGGTCTGTTAGTCGGTCCTGACCAGTGGTCACCGAAGCATCCGCAGTTGATGAAAAAGCCAACCCCGATTGACCCACAGGCGTTGAAAGAGGCTCGACCCGATCCATCCAGTGATGGCGAAGACGGCACTGTTTTTGCCGTGTACACAAACGTAGGTGATGGTAAATTAGGTACAACTTTGCAAACATTTGCAATCACTGCTAGTGTTGGAACCGTGGAGGTAACCACGTCATGAGCTTCACTTTGGCAACATTGAAATCGACGGTGCAGGATTACTTGCAGGTCAACGAGACGACGTTTAACAACAACCTGAACACGTTTATTACGGAATCTGAGGACCGGATCTTTAAGATGGTCCAGCTACCAGAGCAGCGAAGAAACGTTCAAGGCACAGTGAGTAACAATAATCGGTTTTTGGCAACACCGACTGATTTTTTTGCGCCTTTCTCGTTGGCGGTTATTGACGGCAACAACAAATACCATTACCTAGATTTCAAGCACCCGTCGTTCATCAAGCAATACAGCCCTACGACCACAACAACGGCGTTTCCAAAATACTATTCGCAGTTTGACGATTCAGCGTTTGAGTTGAGTCCGATCCCAGATAGTGGATACACAGTTGAGCTGCACTATTTAGCGAAACCGACTTCGCTTACTGCCGGAGCAGACTCAGGCACAACTCTGTTGAGCACTGAGCATCCTGATCCGCTGTTGTACGGCACGCTAGTAGAAGCCGCTATTTTTCTGAAAGAAGCACCTGACGTGATTGGTAACTTCGAGGCTCGTTTCAAAGAAGGCATTTCTCGGATGAAGAATCTGAGCGAAGGCCGAGGAACCAGAGACGAGTATCGATATGATCTTTTGCGTACTGGTGTGACTTGATGGAAAAAATTGCAGAACTCAAAGGCAAAAAAATAGCAATAATCGGTCTGGGAGCCTCTCAGATTGACTACGTTATCGGCGTCGAAAATAGCAAACAGTGGGATGAGGTCTGGGGCATCAACTCTGCTTTATCTGTTTTCGAGCTAGACCGTGTATTCATGCTCGATCCCGTAAGCCGTTTTCTCGACACAGAGGATGCCGGCAATCAAACCGAAGTGATGCGTCGTGTGTTACCAAACTACACAAAACCGATCTATACCTGTGAGCTTGATGAGCGGGTGCCGGCACTGGTCGAGTATCCGCTCGAAGAGGTCATCAAAGACCAACGCTGTGCTTATATGAACAACACGACTGCGTATGCCTTGGCGTTCGCGCTTTGGAACGAGGTCGGACACATAGACCTATTCGGCATGGACTTCAGCTATAAGCACAATCTACATTTTGCCGAAGCGGGTAGGGCGTGCTTGGAGTTCTGGATTTGCAAGTGTATATCCAGCCAAATCACGGTCGGCGTAAGCCCTCGATCCTCACTGCTCGATCAGAATGTCGGGTTAGAGGAGCGCCTATACGGATACCATCGCCTTGCAAATCCCAAGATAGCTATGCCAGATCCGCAAGGTGAGTGGGTTATATGCGACCGATCAGAACTGGCGTCCATGGTCAAAAAACACAACCTTGAAACGGTCGAAATCCCACGAGCACCGGAGCCGTACAAAGGATGATGGACGACCAAATAGGATTTCAACTTGGCCAAGTCATGGTGTCCACGACCGATAACCGTGGCCATGATGCAGAGTTCTGGGCGACTGAGACAACCAAGAAGATTGTAGGCATATCCTCAGAGGCAGACCCGCATATTCGACAGCAGGCCGAGGCTTTCAGAAACCAAGTTTATACTCTAATATTGCTAGGGATGAAGAGTGCTATCGCCTCTGACCGGGTGACTTTGCAAGGAATGCTTGCAGGTCAAGGCCATGAGGAGATGGCGAAAATAATTAGGGAGCTTTGACATGGCTATCAGTTCTGCAATTCCTACCAGCTTCAAGCAAGAGCTTTTGGTTGGAACCCATAATTTCACAGCGACTTCTGGCAACTCATTCAAGTTGGCGCTTTACACCAGCTCGGCAACTTTGGGCGCAAGCACCACTGCGTTCACAACCACAGGCCAATCCAGCGGGACGAATTATACGTCTGGTGGTTCGACCTTAACTTCAGTGACACCAACGACCTCTGGAACCACGGCGGTGTGTGACTTCTCCGATTTGACATTCTCTAACGCAACAGTTACGGCGCGCGGATGTATGATCTATAACGACACACAGTCTGATAAGGCTTGCGCGGTGATAGATTTTGGCGGGGATAAGACGAGTACGGCTGGCGATTTTACTGTCGTGTTCCCAAGTCCGACTGCGACCGGCGCAATCATCCGACTGGCTTGATAACCCGTGGCGCTGCAAACCCTTGAGTTTCAGCCGGGAGTCAACAAGGAATCGACGGACTACAGCGCAAAAGGCGGCTGGGTAGACGCAAACCTTGTTCGGTTCCGTAAAGGTCGTGTCGAAAAAGTTGGCGGCTGGCTGAAGCTCGGCTCAAATACTTACCTTGGCACAGGCCGTGCTCTGCACTCATGGATTTCGTTGGGCGGCACTCGTTTCCTTGGTGTAGGGACGACGTTCAAGTATTACATCGAAGAAGGGTTTGCGTACAACGATGTGACGCCGATTCGGTCTACGACAAGTGCTGGCGATGTAACCTTCAGCGCCACAGACGGTAGCAGCACAATTACAGTCGCCGACACCAGCCACGGTGCAGTGAGCGGTGATTTCGTAACTTTTAGCGGGGCTGCGACGCTCGGCGGAAACGTGACCGCTGACGTTTTGAACCAAGAATACCAAATTGACCTAGTTACCACGGCAAACGCTTACACGATTACCGCTAAAGACACTAGCGGCGCAACCGTGACAGCTAACAGCAGCGACAGCGGAAACGGTGGCAGCAGCGTTGTTGGCACATATCAAATCAACGTCGGTCTCGACACTTACGTTTCTTCTGCAGGCTGGGGTCTCGGTACTTGGGGTTCGGGTGGCTTTGGCTCTGCGTCTGCGATCAGCGCAGTAAACCAATTACGTCTGTGGACGCACGATAATTTTGGAGAAAACCTGATTATCAATGTGCGGGGTGCAGGCATATACCGATGGCTAGAAAACAACGGCACAAGCACTAGAGCGGTTGAGCTTTCTGGTATAAGCGGTGCGACAGGCGTACCGACAGTTGGTCTGCAGGTCATTACGTCTGAAACTGACCGGCACTTGATCGTCTTAGGCGCAGATCCCTTATCAAGCGGCTCTCGCACTGGCACAGTTGATCCGATGTTGGTCGTGTTCAGCGACTCAGAAAACGAGCTAGATTTCTTGCCCACTGCCACAAACAGCGCCGGCTCTGTCCGATTGTC